CGGTTGGTGGCGTGGTGCAGTGCAAGGTGCAGGTGGACAAGACAGACGACAAGTTCGTGGCGTGCGAGAGCACTGGGCTGAAGACGGGCACGACCGGCGAGGGGCTGATCCTGTGGAAGGAATCCGGCACGGGCAGCGGCAAGTGGGCGCTTGTGCGGCTTGGCACCACGGCGACTATTGAAGTCGATGTCGTAACCGGCGTGACGCTTGAATCGGGTGGTATCAAGATCACTAAGGAAACCGTGCACGTCATCGGCAAGAAGGTTCCAAAGCCGAGCGACACGACGATCCCGACAACGGCGTGCACCTGATGACACTCGCCACCAAAAACGGACAACTAATCGTCAGTGGCGGCAAACTTGCGGAGGGTTGCGGGTGTTGCTGCCCGAAGTACGCCAAGTTTGAGTGGATCGACGAGCCTCCTCCGTCTCCGGCAGGCCAAACAATCGCCGGCGTTGAGGACGTTGGGTTTTGTTCGTGCTACTGGTCGAACGGCGTCCCGCTCATGTTCGATCCGGGCCGTGATCTGCCCGTGCTAGGCGGATGCAACCTGCGAGGCGGCGTGAATCGCGGTGGACTAAGGCACTCGCGCGGCTACCGTTCTTTTGGTTTTTTTGGGTTGCAATTTAGTCCAATTGCAAACGCCGACCAAGGCACTGAGTCCGGGCTTTCGGCAGGCTTTATAGAACCATCGCAACCGCCCCCATACTTTGAATGTTTCAATAGCTTCCGTTGTTCTTTTCTAAGAGTCAACGGGCCAGAGCTTCACCTGCAAATAAGCGCTGCGAGCATGCAGACCTTTGTGATTGGCATGCACGCTGCGGGGACACAAGGTGCGATACTTGAGGGCGCAACAATCCCCAATAGACTCACGGGAAGCGGAAGCTATCGGTACAGGATTGTCGCATCAACGGAACAGGAAGTTCGTGCGATCAACGCCGCCGGTCTCGGAGTATCGCTAAAGGATTGCGGCGGGACGTATTTTGCACCTCCCGATTCGCCTTGGACGGCAGAAGTTGAGGCTGACGAAGTCCCGCCCGCCGCCGGGTCGTTTTTTGACAACTTCCCAAACAGCGTATGGGGACCGTATTTTCCCAACGGCACTATCGAGTCATGGTCGAATACGTTCACGGCCACCACGCTCACTTCAGCCGTAAACAACGAGCCGTTGCTGTGGACTCTTGCGGCTACTTCCGTGCCGCATCTGAGCGCGTCTGGCGTTATGTACAACGTGACTCTTGGGGGTTCGCCGGGCGGAACATCACTTAGGATAGCGACGGCCCTGAATGCGGCGGTGGCCCCGTACTCGTTCGGTGGCTCGGGTAACCCGTTCAGCAATCCAGGGGGCGATGCATGCGATGGGTGTCAGGTTCGATATGAAGCGTCTGGGACTCTTTCGAGGACGCGAATTCTTCAGCCGTTCACTGGCACCCCAAGCGGCTTTGTGCCTACTCTGTCCGGCGCGTACTTCCGAGACATCCTTTATTTCGACGACGTGCTCAGTCCATGCTTTAATGCGGTTTCTGATGCAACGTGGGAAATGTCTCCGACGCGGCGACAGATTTACCTTCAGTACTGGGCTGGCGGATTTTCGTACCCGCAGACTTTCTACACTTCGTCTCCCGCCACCGTCACCGTGACGATAAAGCCATGAGCCTTGCCGATGCGTCGGATGCTTTGCTGCGACGCGGCTTAAGCGGCAGTGTTGTCGCTAGGTTGGTGCTACTGCTGAGCAGGGCTGGAAGCGACTGGGTGAAATCCAACCGCCTTATCCCAGAGAGGTGGATTCAGGACGAACTTGTTGCTGCTGGACTGTGCGAGCATTGCGAGAAGTCTGCTAACGAAATCATGTCAGAATGCCTTGCTGGTGATGATTGGATGCCAGCCCTTCCGCAGCCGCCAGTACCACCACCCGACCTCGCCCGCACCGACGCTCCCTCGTTCCTTGAGAAGGTCCGCAACTTCGCCAGCGCCGCCGTCTCGCACGTCGCCGCAGGCATGCCCATGTGCTCGGACGAAGAGATCATCCGACGCCACGACATCTGCCTCTCCTGCGAGCACCTCAAGGACAACGCCTGCCAGTTGTGCGGGTGCCCGGTGGCACGGGCTGCGGGGTATGTGAGCAAGCTGTCGTGGGCCGACCAGGAGTGCCCGGCGGGCAAGTGGGGCAAGGTCACGCCATCCGCTTGACAGTGCTGCCACGCTAGGTGGCATGGGACGCGCCAAGCACACGCCGCCGCAGCCACCAGCAAAGGCGGTGATCTTGCCGCCGGAGTTGGACGACGACGAGGAGCACGCCGGCGGCGGCATCCCAGACGATGACGGGTGGATCAACCTGCGCAAAAAGGAGGGAACTCGTGACGACGAAAAGCCGAAGCGGCGGGCTGCTCGAAGACGTCCGCAGAGAGATGTCTGAGGTGCGGCATGGTCCGTCCTGCTGGTGGGATCGAGTAGATCCCAAGCACCTCGACGAACTGCAAGCACTCAAGCAGGCGTGGCAGTCCGGCGAGCTTGGCACCCGAAAAAAGACGCTCGCCCGGTCGATCTCGAACAACATGCGTGCTCGTGGGATTTCCAACGTCGGCACGCAGGGGGTGCTTGCATGGCTCGAAAAAGCCTGAAGGCTGCGGTCGCCAGAGACATTGCCAAGGACAGCGTCGGCAAGGCTGCTGCCGCCAACCCTGACGCAGAACAGGTGACGCAGTCGCAGAACGGCAGCACGCTTGAAGCACGCTCCACGAGCCGACGCATCAAGACCGTCGAAGATCTGCTGCGGCACATCGAGGCGGACATGAGCCGCTTTGAGATCGCAGCCAGCGAGGCGACCAAGTGGGAGTGCGGCGACGGCGACGGCGGCAGCATCGAACTGCATCGTGTGTTTGTGAGGCTCAAGCCAAAGGGCGGGCCGACAACACGGGAAGTCGTGGCGGCGATGATTGACGGTGCGAAGAAGGACATTCGGCGGGCTATACCCAAACAGGTATATGCCAAGCCGAAGCGTGACGGACTGTGGCAGGTGCTGGTTGTCGCCGATCCGCACTTCGGCAAGTACGCATGGGCCGGCACGACCGGCGGCGATGACTACGACCTTGACCACGCCGCCCGCCTGGTGGGCGACACTGGCTCGCAGCTGCTCTCGGTGGGCAATGCCCACAATCCCACCAGACGCACGATTGCCTTCGTTGGCGATCTCTTCCATTACGACCGACCGGACGGCAGTACCACAAGTGGTACACCGCTAGAGCGTGACGGGCGGCTTCAGAAGATGATCGAGGTGGGCTGCAATACTTTGCTTGCAATCATCTCGCTGTCGTCTGAGACGGTGCCGACCGACGTTGTGATCGTCAACGGCAACCACGACGAAGTGCTGACGTGGACGTTTCAACGGATCATGCACGAGCGGTTTCGTGGTCACAAGCGAGTGACCATCAAACCCGACTTCACCGGGCGGCAGTATCTCACGCACGGTCGCAATCTGCTGGGCTTCGCTCACGGGCATCGAGCCAAGCGAAAGCTGCCGCAGATCATGGCGTTGGAAGCGTCCCGCCAGTGGAGCGAGTGCCCGTATCGTGAATGGCACACTGGGCACTTCCACTCGCAGGCTGCGGAGTGGCAGCGACCAATCGAGACGCTCGACGGCGTGATCGTTCGCACGGCACCGGCTCTCTGCCCGCCTGACGATTGGCACAGCGTCAACGGATTCATCGGCTCACGGCAGGCAATGGAGACGTTCTTCTACGACCACGCCGGCGGGCTGTCGTCCATGCACGTCGCAGGCGTGAGGGCTTGACGCATGGACTACGAATTGACTGACGAGTACATCGCCGAGGCACGCCAGCGAGCGTATCGCTATCAGGGGCAGTGGTGCGGCACATCGGGATCGCTGGCGGCGGATGTCGCTCGCCTTCTAATCGAAAGGAAAAAGATGCAAGGATTTATTACAGATCTCGAAAACTCCAATGCTGCACTGCGTGACGCTGTAGAGACTCGCCTTGCCGGCGGATGCTGCGACGGTGGCAAGTGCCACGCCAAGGAAGACGCGCCAGAGCGGTGGCGTGAGATTACGCAGGCGAGCGCCGAGAAGTACTACGCCGAGCGTGAGGAGCAGATCCCGGCGGATTGGATCTTGCAAGGACAGCGAGAGATGGAAGCGGCACCGGACGACATCCGGTGGAGCGGCGACAGCATCCTTGCCAAACAGAGCGACGACATCCGGCCAGGCACTACAGCCAAGTTTGGCACGGGTGCCGTACGCTCGTCCGACGTTGAGCAGTTTCGGTATGACCTTGTCTCTCCAATCGGTCTGCGAGAAGTCGCCCGTGCGTGCGCCGAGGGCGCTGAGAAGTACGGCGATTGGAACTGGGAGAAGGGCATGCCCGTGCATGACCTGCTGAACCACGTCATCGCACACATCTACAAGTTCCTCGGCGGCGACAGAAGCGAGCCGCACCTCGGGCACGCTGCGTGGGGAATGCTGGCTGCAATCCACTCGCAGGAGCTTTGGCCGCACCTCAACGACGGAAAGCTGCGTGGCGACGGCTGCAAGGCACCGGACGCTGAACGCTTGTGATCCTGCCTTGTGGGGGATATAAATAGCGAGTCCCGGCGAGTGCTTCAACATTCGCCAGGACTCTGACCACCACGCCTACGCAAATAGGAGAGTTGGCTATGTCTGACTGTAACAAGTCGTCAAAGCGGCGCGCAAATGAAACGCCGCAGCAACGAGAAAAGCGACTTGCGTATCACAGAGAGTGGATGCGTCGCTTTCGATTGGCGCACCCTGAAAAGTCCAAGCAACCCAACGCTGCATGGCGAGAGCGAAATGCAGTCCTAGTAAGAGAGAAGTCCAGGGCGCGATATTTGGCGAAACGAGACGAAATCATTGCGCGGGTGTGCGCTTACGCAAAGCGAAATCGTGAAAAGATCAACGCAAGAAATCGCGCTCGCGTGGCGGAAGATCCCGCTAAAGCCCGCGACTTGCAGAGAGCCACCTATCTAAGATGCAGAGAAAACGATAAGGCGAGAAGGGGCGCGAAGAGACGCGAACTGGCTGCGTACATGAGACACAAGCGGGCATCCGATCCGTGTTTTCTTGTTGCCGACAGACTTCGCCGCAGAATCAACGGTGCTCTTTCTCGCCAGTCTGCTGGTAAATGTGCCGGGCTGGTGGATGTTGCTGGCTGCTCGCTCGCTGACCTTGTGTCGCACATCACGCGACAATTTGTTGACGGCATGTCTTGGGAAAACAGGTCTCTTTGGCACATTGACCACATAATTCCATGCAGCGCCTTTAACTTGACTGATCCAGAGCAACAGCGTGTCGCATTTCATTACACCAACCTTCGCCCGGCATGGTCGGCGGACAATTTGCGAAAGCAAGCAAAAATCCCAGGCGGTCAGTTGCAGTTGTTTTGGGACGAATCCCACGTTTCTAGGGCTGCCGGGCGGCTAGCAAGCCGAGCCAGTCACACCCGGTCACTGTAGCCGCCTAGCCGCCCTAGTCTGGCGGCATGGTCACTGACGCACCGCTTGCTGCCGCACACCCTTTCCTCGACATCGAGCACAAGGTGAGTGCGTTCCTGACCACCTCTAAAGTGCTTGCCCGTGACGGTCTGACGTGGAGTGAGTTCGGCTCTCTGCTGGTCGCTTTGCTGCGGCTGTGTGTCGAGACGCTGGACGCCACGACGTCGATCTCCGGGCCGGAGAAGAAGGCTATCGCACTCGCTGCGGTAGCGTCGCTCTTCGACATGATTGCCGTGTCGTGCCTGCCGCTCGTGGCGTGGCCGTTCTGGGCGGTCCTGCGTCCTGCCCTGCGGGCGTTCGTTCTCGCCCTGGCATCTGGTGCCATTGAATCCTTACTGCCTCTTGTGAGGGCTTCAGCGTGATCACAGCTCTACTCGTGGCGTTCGCCGTCTATCTGCTCGCCGGTCAGCAGATCACCGAGAAGGCGAAGGCGTTCATCGCTACGGCGAAGATGCCGACGATCGACGGCAAGCACGTCGCCGTGTTGGCGTTGCTCGTGGCTGCGGCGATTGCGTTCATGCCGAGCCGCTCGAACACGCCGACGCCTGCACCGGCACCAGTGCCGCCGGATGCGTTTACGCTGCGTGGCAAGTTCGTTGGGCCGCAGGCGGCAAGCGACGCCGCTACGCTTTCGGCTCTGTGCGACGAACTGGCTTCGTGCATCGAGTACGACGGCACGCACGACCAACGTCTCAAGACGGGCGTCGCCTTTGACGAGTTGCGTATCGCAGCCCGTGAGGCTCGCTGCAAGGGCGACAGTATCGGTGCTCGCCAGCCGCACGTCAGGGATGCCGTGCACAAGTTCTTAGACGACGCCGTTGGTGCTTCCGGCGGTCCTGTGACGCCAGAAAGTAGGGCGGCGTGGGTGTCGGCACTTCGTGACCTTGCGAGGGCTGCTGCCGATGTCACGAAGTAGCCGCTGGTCTATCGGTGCCGTGGGATTCGTCATCGTCATGGCGATTTTGGGTGCGCTCGTGGAGCGTGCCACGCACCGCGTTGTCGCACGGATTGACGGGCAGTTCGGCTACACGCCCGACCCAGAGGGTACGCGGCAGTTTCTCGCCACGCTCGGTGACGAGAAATTCTTCAGCCAGGCGGGTGCCGAGGCGATGAAGGAAGCCAAAGGCGTCGATGTCTTTCTGTATCGGCAACTGGATGCGGCACATCGAGCACGCTACGGAAAGCCGTTTGTAGTTGGCAGGCAACAAATCGGCGATTGTGTCAGCTGGGGAGCAGCTCATGCGGTAGCGATTTCTGAGGCTGTCTCATTTTCGCTTGGCAAACTTCCAGAGCCGCCGCTGATGCCGGCGACGGAAGCGTTGTACGGCGGTGCTCGTGTCGAAGCGAGAGGCAAGCCGGGCGACGGTGCCCAGCCTTACGGCGGATTCTCAGACGGTGCCACGGGATTCGGTGCCGCAAAGTTCTTGCGTGAGTTTGGCGTGGTCTATCGCCAGAAGTATCCGTCTGCGGATCTCACGGAGTATTCCGGCGAGCGTGCGAAGCAGTATGGCGCGTACGGCTGCGGCGGGCAGAACGACAACGGCAGGCTAGACGCCGAGGCGAAGAAGCATCCGCTGCGTCACGTTGTCGCCGTCCGCTCGTGGGCTGAACTTGCAGCAGCACTGGAGTCGGGCTATCCCGTGACGCTGGCGTCATCTCAGGGCTTCACTTCGACGCGCGACAAGCAGGGCATCTGCGAAGCGTCTGGGGTGTGGCAACATCAAATGTGTGCCGTAGGAATTCGCCATCGAAAGAACGGCGCACCTGACGACCTGTGCCTCATTTTGAATAGCTGGGGGCCAAACTGGGTCGGTCCAAAAGAGAACAAGTTTCCATCCGATCAGCCTGATGGCTCGTTCTGGGCACGCCGCAGCGTCGTGGAGCGGATGCTCGAAGACGCATGGGCTATCGGTGATACCGAGGGCTTCAAGTACAGAGACCTTGACCACGGCGGATGGCTCGCACCTGCGCCGCCTGAGAAGACAGCCCGCAAGCCGTCACCCGCTCGCCTGGTCGCAGACACGTTTCACCTCGGACTCTAGGAGTGCCTATGTCGCTCGTCATGTGGCTCGTATTCGGCGCGATCGCCGGTGGTATCGCCAAGGCGATCATGCCGGGACGCTGCCCTGAAGGCTGGGTTCCAACGATTGGACTCGGCATCATCGGCTCGCTCGCTGGCGGTCTGCCGTTCGGTGACGCTCCCGCCGGGCTGATCGGCAGCGTGATCGGTGCCTGCGTCGTCATGTTCTGCTACTCGATCTGGAGCGTGGACCGATGACCAAGCGTGAAATTCAGACTGCCGTCGTCGTCGCCCTGGTCGCCGTGATGCTGACATGGTGGGCGGCGACATCGGACTATTCGCCTGTGAAGCCAGAGCCGAGCCGCCCGGTACTGCGACTCGTCCAGCGTCTCGCCCGCCTTGGACTGTGGGCGATGATGTTTGCCGAGCCGCCGCCAGCAGAGCAGCGATACGTTGTCCACGCACGGGTGGACGAGCACGGGCACAGAGTGATCAACCACGGGCAAGGATGGTGACGCATGTGGCAATACATCCTCTCGGTACTTGCCGCTCTGTCGGCTGATCCCGCACAGATCGACCAAGAGGCTCCTAGAGCCTCGGCGGCGGTCAGCGTCGCCTATGCCGCCACGGCACCGGACAAGGCACCAGAGCCGAAGCCAGAGCCACCCAAGCCCAAGCCTGCCGTGTGCGTCGATTGCGGCGGCAAAGGCTACATCGTCCACGGTGACGGGCACCGCACCGTATGCCCGACCTGCGGCGGCAAAGCGTGCCCAACAGGAACATGCCCGCCCGGCGCGTCGTCCACCTCTGGGCTACCGACACGACCTGCGGGTGTGAGGTAACACGTGGACGACGCGCCGGCTGGGATGCTGCCGCACCTCCGCAGCCGGTTGCGTGCCGAGGTAGGCCCGCGAGCCGTTGCCGCTGGCAGAGCGTTTGACGAGTTCGTTGACAGCGTCGCAAGGTGCTGGAACGCCGAGCACTGGACGAAGCTAGCACGCTCGCAACCAGAGAGCGAGATGGCTGCGGTGAAGGATGCCAAGGTGCTGATCGCCAAGGTCAGGGAAGACGTCGAAGCCATGTGGGGCGACTCGCCGGAACTCCAGAAACTCTACGGCGATGTCGGCACTGACGCCGTGGAATCGTTCGCTCGCCTGTGGTTCGAGTCGATGGCGAACCGCACTTGGATGCGTGCGGCGTGCAGGGAAGCCCGGAAAACTTGACAGCGTTGGCAGACTCGCTGCATGGGCGAGGTCCAGCGATCACTTCTGAGCGACGACGAATTGCCACCGGCGAAGGGCAAAAAGAGGCGTATGCCCGAAAGGCTCTCGCCGCAGCTGCGGAAGTGGTTGACGCAACTCGCTCGCGTCGGTGCCCGCATCACTTGGACAATCGAGCTACTCTACGATCCACGCAAGGGCGGGCAGGGCGAGTTGTGCGAGCGTGCGAAATCTGGCGACCACACGCTCGTGCTCGATACGGTGCGTGAGGTTGAGCACCGAGCGGCGTCGCTGGCAGAGGACATCGAAGTCTACATGACGCCGCCGGACAAGCTGCCGTCGCAGCCGGGCAGCAAGGCACGGGTCGAGGCGATGGCGAGAAGGCAGTTGGCGAAGCTGCACATCTTCGATTGATCGTATTCGCAAGCGTCGCTTTTTCGTCGCTTTTGGGATACGTCTCGGCAACGTGTCGCTGCGCAGAACCTGACGGAACGTGCGATTAAGCGTGCGGTCGCTCCAGTTTTTTTGCTAAAAATCTTGACACTCAGTCCACCAGCCCCGGCGTCTCATGGATCAGCGTGCGGATGTGCTCTAGGTGCTCTCTCGTTTCCGCTGACGGCGAGTTGTGCTTGCAGATCGAGCGGCAGTATTGGTCGATGTCCCATAGGGCCGACTTCGCCTCGCTGCCCTGGCGGGCGGCGTCGAACTCGGACTGCTCGTCCGGCAGGCGGAAGCGAAGGATGGCGTGGGGCATTTTCCAGATTCCAGAATATGGAACGCCACCCGGCTGGGTAGGCGACACGGTTTATCAGTCCGCTGCCGGCCAGCCGGGCGACGTCATGGGCATTGTGGTGAGGGCGTCAAGTGTGACGGAACCTCGGTCGCTTTGGATAAGAGCCGAGGTTTTGTCACATCTTGGGCAGGGTTGGTCAAGTAGCCGCCGGCGGCTTGGGCGTCAGGTCGAGAGCTGGCAGCAGGTCGATTGCCGTCTGTTTCGGCTTGGCAATCGTCACATCGATGTAGTGGGCCTTTGTGATCGCCGGGTTACTGTGGTCAAGCAGCTGCGTGGCGTCGCCACCAGCAAGGGCCATGTAGCTGGCGGCAGACTTCCGCAGCCCGTGGAATCCACGGTTTGTCACGCTTGCCCGCTTGCAAAGCAGCCCGAAGTGGTGCCACAAGGTGCTTTTGTCAGCGGTCCACGGCCAGACGAGATCGTCAGGCTTGCCTCGGATCTGCTCCAGCCACTTGCACTGATCCTCTGAGATCGTCCGCAGGATGTCGCGGGTCGCGCCTTTCCGACCCTCGGCTGGGAAGATGACGATTCGCTGCGTCGTGTCCACGTCACGCCAGCGGAGTGCCAAATGCGAACCGATCCGCTCGGCGGTCTCCCAGCACGACCGGATCAGCGGCGGGAAGAACATGTGCGGTGGCAGCGTGGTTGGCTTTATACGGGGCCGTCGCTGCAAAGCCTGTCGCAGCAGGGCAGACACCTCGTCGACCGTGTAGCCGCGTGGTATGCGTCCTGGTGCCCGTATCTGGGCGAGCGTTGGGAACTGGTCAACGTATCGCCGTTTGGCGCAGTACGACCACAGAGCGGAAATCTGGTTTCGGTCCTTTCTGGCTGTGGCGGCTGACCGCACTGCTCGCCGGCTGGCGACGTAGGTCTGCACCACCAGCGGGTCGAGGTGCTCCGTCGTTGGCTCCGTTTTCAGTTGGTCTGCCCAGCGAGAAAACGTCAGACGGTATTGCCGCCTGCACTGATCGGAGTGTGCCCGCAGAACGGCGTACTCGTTTTCGTAGATGTCTCGAAGTATTCTGGTCATGTCGATTCTCCATCGCCTGAG